TATCTTTCTGGTTATAATCTTGTAAATCCATTATTTTATGGTAACACTCAAAGTATAAAATAGGATTGTTTCTTAGTATAGTTTCTTTTGCACCTTTAAGTACAGGTAGTTCGTGTCCTTCAGTATCTATTTTAATAAACCATATATCTTTATAATTATATTCATCCAATTTTCGACATTTAACATGTCTGATTTCTAAATCACTTTTGCCGTTGTGTGTAAATGAAGAATGGCCATAATGTTTTCTATCTACAATAAATCTTCTTCCGTCTTCATTTACATCAGAAAGTGCTACATTGTGCAATTCTGATTTTTTATAAAACCTAGATAAGTCTTTTACAAATTTTGAGATGGCTTCAAACATAATCCAGTTTTCTTCAGGTATTGTATCTTTCAACATAAGTGACCATTTACCAGACTTACAACCAACATCAATAATTTTGCCGGTTGTGTATAAACTTTTTATGTAAGGAAAAATAATTGCGTCTTCTTTACTTGCGTAATCCATAACCAACCTTTTGTATAAAATAACTATCTGCAATATCTGATATAGGGTTACCTACTTTTTCTGTATCAAATATTTGTTTCAAATCAATGTTAGTTTCTTTTACAAATGCCTCGTACATCATGTCTTTGTCTGCGTTACCTTTGCCTGTAGCACCTTTTTTAACAACGCTTGGTACAACGGTATTATATGTTAAGCCTTTTTCAAGAAGTCTATATTTGAGTATGCCACAATTTTCAGCGATTTGAAAAAGACCTTGGCCTTTAGAACCAAAAGAATAACCCTCAATGTAAATTTCAGGATTAACAAGCGAGCCGATAATATCAAAAACAAAATCAGATATATAAGTAAATCTTTGTATAGGGTCAGTCCACTCTTTATGTTCGTAACCAATTATATCTTCACTCATTTTACCAATCCATTTTTTCTTATTTGTCAGATAATAAAACATCAAGTTTCCATCATCTAAGCATACAGCTGGACTTGTTAAACTATAATCAATCCCAATTGTCGTCTTCGTCTTCGTTAGTCCAGACTTCTTCTGGTTGGTCTTCCTCATTTTCTACCTCAAATCCACAAAATGGGCATGTAAGAGGTTCTAAATCTTGTTCCTCAATATCCCATTGTACGGTATATTTAGTCTCACATGAGGAACACTTTTTAATTGCTTTTTCCATTATAGTTTAAATGCTTTGAATTGGTCCTTTTTAACATCTTGTTTAATACCACCGATAACATAAGATTCAATCTCTGTTTCTTGTGGTGCGTTTTGTGTACCCTTTGAATTCAACCAATGGTCTACCCATGGTAAAGGGTTTGATTTTTGTTCGTATCTTGGCTCTAGTCCGATACTTTTCATTCGTCTGTTCGCCATGTATTCTACAAATTGGTGTAACAGTTTTTCTGATAATCCAATCATACTTCCTTGAGAAAATAGATGTGTCGCCCAACGCTTTTCCTCCTGTAATGCGTCATCATACATTTTGTAAACTTCTTGTTCTACTTCTTTTCTAATCTTTAACATATCTTTGTCATCATTACGGTCATGCCAGTTATTAATAACTGTTTGTGACATTGCAAGGTGTTGACTTTCATCTCTTGCAATAAAAGAAATAATCTTTGCACTACCTTCAAGTAATTTAAGTTCACCAAATGCAAATGAACAAGCAAACGATACATAGAATCTAAGGCCTTCTAAAATGTTTACAGTTACCATTGCAAGATACATTTTCTTTTTAAGTTCGTAAAGGTCAACTTTACTCTTATCTAAATGCCATCTATAACCTAAGTCAATCAATTCATCATAAGTTTGTGTAACTGATTTACTTCTATTTGCAATTTTTTCATCTTCAATAATAGTGTCAAATACTTCACTAGGTTGTGAATATAGATTTTTAATAATGTATGTATAACTTCTACTGTGAATTGTTTCCATGAAATCCCATGTGACAATACAGCCTTCTAATTCAGGATTAGATACAAATGGTAAAAAGGCCAAACATGGACCTCTACCTTGTACACTATCTAACATAGTTTGATACTTCAAGTTAGAAGTAAAAATAAACTTTTGTTGAGGAGATAGTTCTTGATAATCGTTTCTATCTTTCTGTAAAGAAACTTCCTCTGGTCTCCAAAAATAACCTAATTGTTGTTGGTTTAATTTATCAAATATAGGATATTTCATATCACTATATTGTTGTACTTGTAAGTCCTCACCAAAAAACATAGGTTGTTTTGTGAAGTCTAGTCCTTTTTCTTTACTGAATACGCTTTTAGCCATTACTCTTTTCTCTCCTCTAAATCATAAAAAAATTTGTCGTCATCACCTGCTGTCCATTTTTGTTCACATTCTACACTATACTCTTTAGTGGACACATTGAAGTCTGGAAACTTCAACTCGCTAGGAGTATAACTCTTATCATAGAATATTACTCTGTTGTTAGGTTGAGCTGCAAAATAGCCGTTCTCTAACTTTAAAATATTAAATGACTTATGTTGTGACGGTACTTCACTATAAGTTACATTTCTTTCTAAATTTGTTGAATTAGCATTGTCTAGTGTAAACATGTACCAACCCTTATACCATTTTTTACTTGATGACAAATATTTACATTGATTGCCACTAAGCATTTGTTTTTCAATAATTGCAATATCATAACTAAAACAGTCCCATAACTGTAATTCTGTTAAAGGCACTTCTCCTTCATAATCTTTTTTCCATACAAATGCACTAATCGGTAACTTATCATACAAAGCACCATATTCTGGAATATATGTTTCAAAATATAATGCTCTACCTTGAATAGACTTAGCCGTTACCCATACACCCTCAACTAATTCACCGTGTCCTCTATTACCATCATATAGATACTCTTTCTTAACATACACATCAACATGAGGTGTATTGACACACAAATATGCCATAAAGCCCTTTCCTGTACTCTATATAGTACAACTTTCACAAGCTTCATCATCTTCCACTTGCAAAGTAGTTGGTTTAGTTTCTTCTACATTATCTGTCCAACCAACCGGATGTGTTGGTTCGTCAAGGTCTTTCTTAGCGTCATATGTATTTTGATAATAAGAAGTCTTCCAACCGTATTTGTATGTTGACAGCAGGTCTTGAGCCATAACTGAAACTGGCACCTGATTGTCTTCATAATTTTCTGGATTGTAAGACCAATTACCACTAATAGCTTGGTCAAAATACTTTTGCATTACTGCAACGATATTTATATATCCTTCATTCCCTTTCATATCCCATAAAAGAGTATAATGGTTCTTCAATCTATTATAATCTGGCACAACTTGTTTTAAAGTACCCTTTTTAGATTTTTTAATACTTAAATAATCTCTAGGTGGTTCAATGCCGTTTGTAGCATTTGAAACCACACTAGAAGATTCAGACGGCATTTGAGCTGATAAGGTGCTATGTCTTAGCCCATGTTCTTTGATATCCTTACGGAGTTGTTCCCATTTCATAGACAGTTTTCTGCCTGAAAGTTCATCAACTTCCTTTTTGTAAGTATCAATTGGTAGGATGCCGTCTGAATACTTTGTACGGTGGAAATAATCACATTGACCCTTTTCTTTTGCAATTTCATTACTTGCTTTTAATAGATAGAATTGAAATGCCTCTGTTAATTCGTCAACTTCTTTCCACGCCTGTTTATCACTATATTTTAATTTTAGTTTTGCTAGATAATGTGCAAGACCAATATAACCAATTCCTAAACTTCTTCTTGCCTTTGTAGATACTTCGGCAGCCTTGACAGGATATCTTTGATGGTCAATAATTTCATCTAAAGCTCTTACTGCAAGGTCACAAAGACTTTCTAAGTCTTCAAGGTAATTTAATTTACCAACATTGATAGCACTTAAAATACATAATGCAATCTCACCTTCTCCATCAATGTGTTGAATAGGGTCTGTAGGTAATGTAATCTCTTGACATAAGTTTGACATGTAAACTCTATCTTTAAAACTAGAATGAGTATTACAATGGTCAATATTCATAATATAAATTCTTCCGGTCTCTGCTCTTTCTTTAAGCATGTCGAACAACAACGATTGTGCTGACACTTTCTTTTTACTGACGCTGGTTTTTCTTTCAGCTGTTTTATAAAGTTCATCAAATTCAGGCGAGCCCCAAGCCTCGTAGAGTTCAGGTACTTCGTGTGGAGAAAATAATGTAATATCTTCATCATTTATAAACCTCTCATAAAATATTTTAGACAACTGAATTGAATAATCTAATTTTCTAACTCTGTTATCCTCTGTCCCTTTATTGTTCTTTAAAACAATAATGTCTTCTATTTCTTTGTGCCAAATAGGGAAGTGAACCGTTGCACTGCCACCTCTAACACCGTTTTGAGTACAGCACTTAACTGTTGACTCAAACTTTTTGAGGAAAGGTATAACTCCTGTGTGTTGGACTTCACCGCCTCTAATCCTCGAATTGATACCTCTGATTCTCCCAGCGTTAATACCGATACCAGCCCTTTGTGCAACATAATTGCCAATAGCCATATCACTACTGAAAATACTAGGCAGAGTATCATCAACATCAACCAACACACAACTAGCATATTGGCGAATAGGTGTTCTAACACCCGCCATAACGGGAGTAGGAATGTTGATTTTAAATTTTGAAATTGCGTCATAATATTTTTTAACATAACTCATCCTTTTATTACTTGGATATTTGGCAAATAAAGTAGCTGCAATCATCATGTACATGAATTGTGGTGTTTCAAATACTTGACCTGTGCTTCTATCTTGCACCAAATATTTGTCAATGACCTGTCTTAGGCCTGCATATGTGAAATCATAGTCTCTTTCATGTGTAATCCAGTTTTCCATTCTATCAAAATCTTTTTTGTCATACCAATTTAAGATTTCGTTATCATAAACTCCGATATCTACACATTTTTTCACATGTTCATAAATGTGTGGGTGGTCCCACAATTTACGAAAAATTTGTTTTCTCAAACTATAAAGAAGTAATCTAGCCGCTACATATTGATAATTAGGATTTTCTAATGAGATAAGGTCTGAAGCTGATTTAATTAAAATTTGTTGAATTTCATCTGTGGTCATACCATCATAAAATTGTAGGCCACTTGACATCTCAACCTGAGATGATGATACACCTGAAATATCTTCACATGCATATTCCACCATTTCGTGTATCTTTTCAATGTTAAGAGGTTCAGTACCTCTTCCGTTTCTTTTCTGTACATTTAATATTTCTTTATTTACCATTAATCTCTCCTAACATTTCTTATAATAACTCATTTTAGTTAACGCTTCTAATTTTGAAAAGGTGTTGCTACTTATAATACTTTGTACCTCTGCCTTTGTCATACCATTCATAATCATATCATTTACATCTTTCAGTTGTACATCATCTGGCCAGATGACCACATTATAATCCTTTTCAATCACATCATACATTCTTTTTATAATTTCTTTGTTTCTTGGCTCGTTATCAAATATGTATGTTACATTATCAGGTTCTACCTTTATTGTCAAGTCTGCACCGGCGGCCGCCAAACAATTATTTAAAAACATACTATCTATAGGTCCTTCGACTATAGTAATATGTTCTTGTAGGTTAACAGTATCTAAACCGTAAACCTTTTGTTTATTCTCGTCTAACTTAATAGTTAGATATTTTGGTTGTTCTTTGCCGAAAGCTCGGCCTTGAAAAGCAAACACTTTACCGTCTGTGTCATAAAAAGGTATAATCAATCTTGGATGTTCACCTTTTGTATGAGTAAAAGTATTTGGCTTTGCTTTGTTCACAAATGCCATAAACTTATCACATAAAAATAATTTTGAATGATATGATTCGGGTATCATTCTTTTTAAAACATACTGTTTTACTGGATGGTCTTCTTTCAAATCAGAAACAGATTGAAGACCATCTAATATTTTTACTTCTTTAAAATTAGGTTTAAAGTCAGTAAACTTCGGCTGAGGCGTGGAGGGTGCCGACCCTTTATATCTTTCTAATAAGTATTGTTCGTATTTCTTATTATCTAAAAATTTTAGTAAATTTCCAAAACTCTGTCCTTCACCACAGTTATGACATTTAAAAAACATGTCATTTTTTACTCTATAGAGATAGGCTCTTGCCTTGGTTTTGTTCTTTTTAGAGTCACCACAATGTGGACATCTAAAGTTGAACAAATAGTCGCCTTTCTTTTTAAACTGCGACAATCTGGCACTTAACTCATTAATAAATTTTAAATCAATATAACTCGACATAGCAAACTCTAATATACACTAAACACATAATATTGTCAATGGTGGAAAAACTTCCAGCATAAAAAAATACCAGAGAATTTTTAAGCGCTTTTTTTGATTAAAAGCACTCCAGTTCCTATGACATCATTTCTATAATGGTTTTGAAATTTGTCGAGAAGACCCAACCTAAGACTATAGCACCACCTAATACCAACCATTTATACTTCTCTAGTATACCAACTCTTCCGCCAATGTCAAGCTTCATTTGACGAATCTCAATTAATAATCTTTTTTCTACTTGTTGAATTTCTTTACTTAGTTCTCTATGGACAGTATCAATTTCACCAGCTCGTTCTTTTAATTTATCAAAAATAATTTCATCTATTTGTTCTTGTCTGGATATTTTTTCCTCGTGTACAGCTAACATCTGTTTAATGGATGTAGATACATCTGTTAACTTTTCAATTGCTGTGTCTAATCTTCCATTGAGATGACTGATATTCTCAATATCTTTTTTTAGACCCTCTAATTGTATTTTTATGTCTGTTGTTTCCATTAAACTATCTATCCTTTTGGACGCTGAAATAGGACTTTAAACATAACTTTGAATTGCTGTGTAAACAGGCACCTTTTTTAGATTGTCCTATATTTCATATTTATGATTTTAGGCTGCCAAAGGAATACCTCCGTTTTTCAGTTGTCTTAATCTATCTTCTTTCCAAAGTTTTTTTAAAGTTCTTCTTCTCCTTCTATCTTTTTGTTTTCTAATTAAAACCCAACTATAAAAAATTAAATATAATCGTGTTCTATGGTCGGCTCTTACTCTCTTCTTAATTACTTTATGTAGTTTTCTCTGTCGTAATCTAGTCAAAAGACCTCCTTTTATTTTAGAAAATTATATGATATTAAGCATCCTCCTTTTCCATCACAGGTTTATAAATTGTAATTAGTTCTTCTTTACCTTTCACCTTAATTTTGTCAACTTCTATAGATTTAATATCTTTAAGTTGGTCCATTGTATAAGATGAATATAATGTAGCCACGACATTACCTTTTTTGTCTTTGTAATTTCGTGTTGCAGCCTCTAGTCTAGCAGCTAAGTTAACTGCGTCACCAATGACTGAATAGTCAAACCTCATATCACTACCCATATTACCTACGATACAAGTACCTGTGTTTACACCTGAACCTATGTTTATGTCTGGTAGTCCTTTATCTTTAAATTCTTTCTTTAATCTTGCCGTTTCTTTAGCACATTCTATACTTGTCTTAACAGCCATTTCCGCATGATTAGGACAGTCTAGGGGTGCGTTCCAGAAGGCCATTATGCAATCACCCATGTACTTGTCAATTGTACCACCGTTGTCTAATACTATCTTACTCATTCTATTTAAGTAATCATTTATAACTTGTACAAGTCCTTCGGGGTCATCATTATTTTTATAGTATTCGGAGATAGGTGTAAATCCTACAATGTCCATGAATAAGAAAGACATTTCTCTTCGTTCACCACCTAATTTTAATTTACTAGGGTCTTTTTGTAATATGGCAACTTGTCGAGGGTCAAGGTAAGATTCAAACTGTTTTCTAATTTGTTGTTTTAGTTTAAATTCTAAGATAAATCTATTAAATATACTATGCAATCCTACAAATAATATTGTTACTAAAATCCAAGTAACATCTACTAATTGATTTTTACCAAAGAAATAAATTGTACCATATACAGCCGCTGTTGAAAAGGCAACCATTATTCCACCAACCACATAATATGGTGTAAATCTTGTGAGTATTATTATAGCACTTCCTACTAAAAAGGCAACAACTAATTCTATAATAAATGATAAATCAGGTCTTTCAATATTGACACCATCTATAACAGTTTGTAAAGTTGAAGCAACTGCTATGTAATCATAATTACTTCCATTAGGTGTAGCAATCACACCACCAAGTCCCTCTGCTTTCATTCCTATAATAACTGTTTTATTTGCGAGTCTAAATTCGTTTGTACCTAAATCTGCTATTGATATAGAAGGATATGCTTTGTTCCAAGTCAACCATATTCTTGCGTTTGCATCCGTTTTTATTGTTGCAAAACCTGGTACTCTCATGGCAATTATGCCTGCGTCACCTGATTTAACTTGATAACTAGGGTCACCTGTAGCAGTTCTAATTACTTCGATTGCAATATTAGGATAAACATCATTACCTATTTTCATAAGTAAAGGCATTCTTCTTACAACACCGTCTATTTCAGGAGATACATTTGTTGTACCTACACCAGCTGCATTATCTCCTATTTCAGGTATAGGACCTACCATGCCTGGCCATTCAAATAACCACTCTAAGGGATTACCTATCTTTGCAACACCTCTAGGGTAACCGTTTTGTTGTGTTTGATGTGAACCTGTTTGTGCAATTACTACAAAATTGTCATTTAAAACTTGGCCAAAATATTCATCTCCACCTAATCTATCTGGTTCTGAAAATAAAATAGGTAATACAATTACACCAGCACCTTGTTTTCTTAATTCTAATATTACATCAGCAAGCACATCTCTTTTCCATGGCCATTGACCATATTTTTCAATAGCCTTTTCATCTATTGTAACAATAGCAATGTCTTGTGATATTTCTGGATTTTGATTTTGAAAATGTAAGTCAAAAGATTTCAACCTCAATATCTCTTTGATTTGAGGGTCTTGTAAACCTACCCATGTGAGAGCAAATAATGTAACAAAGGCAAATGCCCAATGAGTAAAAATCTTTTTCATATTAATATATATCTATCCTTTAATACCCCTTGGCACTTTACTCCAAAATTCTTTTGGTGTAGTAAATTCCTGGTCCCATTGTTGATTAATAACTCTATATCCCCAAGCAATGTGTGTTACCCATACGACACATCCCACGATAATTAGTCCACATAATAAAAAATAAAGTTTTTCTTTTAGGCTATAAAGTTCATACATTGTTTCTCTCCTGTATGTTAATTCTGTGTGACAGTTGCTGAACAACTTGCCTGTGTACAGTTTTGATATAGATAATAGTTTTGTGAGGTACTACTATCTTGCGTCAATGTTACACTAGAAGTATTACCACTTAAATTAATTGTTGCATTATGGTCACCACTTCCGTCTTGTGTTACATCTACATTATGACTATCAGTCAAGGTTATTTCTGCATAATGATTACCTGTACCTTTTTGGTCTACTGCGACATTATTTGAACCGTCTATGTCTAAAAATAGTTTCTTATTACCTGTTTCTGTCTGGTCTACATCAACATTATTACTATTGCCTGCTATAATGACCGACATATAATGCTCACCAACATAATTGATTGCTGATTGGTCTAAATCTACATTGTTTGATGAACCTGTTATATCTAACTTTGCCCTTTGGTCTTGGTTTTGTGTGACTGCCACATTGTTTGATGAACCAACAATATCTAAACCTAAAACATTATCATTACCAAGTTGGTCTATATCTAAAGCATTGTTATCACCAGTTATTACAGCTGATGATGTTAAGTCTGTGCCTATGATTAAGTTATCATCACCGTCTTGTAGAATATTTAAAGTATTGCCATCACCTGTTTGTGTAACATAAATTTGGTTACCATTTACAGATTTATTTCTAAATGTATTAAATTCTGTTGTTTGAGTTGAAGTTATACCGGCAGTAGGTGTGGGTTCTGTGGTTGAATATGCTGAGCTGGGTACCAAGGCTACTGAACCAGATTGGTCCCAATATAATTTGAAATCGGCATTGCCACCATTCTCATACCACCAGGCGTCTATGTAATATGTTTGTCCACCTGTTAGTGTTTGGTCTGTAGAAATATAGTTCCAAGTACCAGCACCCTGTTCTTGCCAGTCGTTGATAACAACTGTGTTGTCTATCTTCATGTAAACGCCGTCATCAGCATACAGATAGAATTGTATGTCCTGTGAACCTGTGTCTGGTATGGTGATGTAGCCATAGAAGTTAACGATTACTTGTTCATTCCTTCCTGAATCTAATACATAACCACTACCCCAATTGTAATTCAAACTGGTCACCGTGCCTGTACTTAATACTGTGCCGTAATACAAACTACCACCGTTGCCTGGGAAACTTGGATAAGAACCAGTTCCTTGGTAAGTTTTGTAGTTCAAATCCGCCATTGCTTTAGTACATAAGGTTAAAAAACATAAAAATACACCAAACCATAAAACAATCATCAGCCAATTTTCTTTATTGGTTTTGTTGTATATAGATTTCATTACTTCCCTCGCCGAGAGTATAATCTCTGATTTCAGTATCTTGTTGTACCACATTTATATTGTACCCTTGTTCTTGGTCTAATCTTAAAACTATATTGTTACCTGCTTCATCTGTTCTCATCCAAACCCATTCAGGTGCTTCGTCTAATAATATAACTCCAAATTCATCTTTTCCTGTTTTTCTTGTGTCTTTAGCTTTATCAAACTCACTTCTCATTTGTAATGCAAGTTGTTTATTTAATTGTTCTAATATATCCACTAAAAAATTTTGTTCTAAAAAATCAATATCAAGTGCTGTAGCATATTCATCTTCTTTAGTTTCTAATAAATCAACTTCTAAATCATCAAATTTTAAAAAATCAATATCTAAAGCATTAGCAACAATTTTTAAATTTTTTTCATACTGTATTTGGTCTTCTAGTTCAGGTGGTCTTCTTACTATTAACAAGTTGTTAATAAGTGATTCATCTAAATCTAAAATTACAGGATTGATAGGTCTACTTTCAGGCGTATCTACTTGTGTAGCTTGAAATGCCTGATTTAATATTACCTGACCTGCGTCACTTTCTACAGATATTTCACCGACAAAACAATTACCATTTGTATCACAACTTGGTAATAATATAATTGTAGATGACCCTATCTCATCTATAGTCATTGCAAAGTCCGTACCTCTAACTGATACTGTAGCAGTCGGAGTTTTTATACTAATATTTTGTGCCGAGTTTTTTGCAATTTGACCACTAGCATATCTAACTGTACCTAAAGCTGCCTTTAAAGACAACTTTCCAGTTTTTTGATTAGGGTCAAATACAAACTCATCTATAATTAATTTAGAGTGTGATGTTACATCTACTCTAGTTTCATCTAAAAATTCAATAGCAACTTTACCTTTACCGGTCTTGACGGTATCATAGGTAAAGACATCTAAATCTTTTTCTACTATGATACCTTTGTTGCCATCTTTTCGGTCAATTACAGATTTACCTTCACTTAAACTTACATTACCAATAGTCGCTAAACTATTTGTTGGTAAAGTTGTAAGGGTTAAGAGTATGCACCCAATTATAAAATTTGTAAACCACATATATTATTAATCCTGTATATAGTAAAAGTGTTATATTTTCCATGTTAATCCGTTTGTGATATATCAATGTCAGCGTTGTCACCACTTGTAGTTAATGAAATGTAGTTATCATTAACACCTGATTGTGTAATATCTACATCTCCAATACCACCTGTGTGTGAGTGAATTAATGTATGACCATTAACATCACCGTCACCGTCTATATCAATTAAGTAATTGTTAGTATCACCGTTTACTGTTAAAGTTAAAACGGCACTTGTACCATCAACTGTTGCAGCTATAATATTTGAATCTGAACCAGATTGTCCTGTTATAGTTACAGTTGAGTTTGAAGCGTCACTTGTTTCACCAATATCTAAATCAATGTCATTTGATGAACCGGCCATAGTAATAGAAGCAGTTACAGTTCCACATGAGCTGTTTGATCCTCCACTATCACAATTTAAATCGACATCATTTGAGTCACCTGTTAAACTTATGGTACCTGTGTATGTTGCACCATTTACCTGATATGTAATGACATTTGAGTTACCTACTTGGTCAATATCTAACACAGTTGTTGCACCTGTTGAAGCAGATGATGTTTGAGCATTACCTACTGTGTTATTTTGGCCATCTTGTGTTATATCTAAATCTAAGTTAGCACCAGATTGTGTCACATAAATGTCATTCGCAAACGATGGACCAGCCATTACAAACATAACAAACATAATATAGCTTATTATCCTTTTCATAGCTTATTTGTCCCTTCTTATTTTCTATCCTCATGGATAGTTTTTATTTTTTCTTTTTTAAACTTCCAAAAACCTTGTTTTTCGCCAGCGTAAATCATGTCTAAAACTGCAAACTCGATAGCAGTCCGTATTGCATAATTCACAGGTTCGTTTACAGCCACACCTGTTTCTAATTCTAAGGCCTTTGTGCCCATGTCTAAAAATCTGAACACATCTCCACCACTACTGTGACTTGCAATGGTCTTAGTCACATTAGTGGATAGTAAAATTTCTCCTGATTGTACTGACACAATTCTCATTGATACAGTAACTTGGTCTACTCTATATTGTTCATTTAAGCCTATGCCAAAATATCTAGCACCTGCACCTCCTGATTGTATATTACTATCGTAACCTACAATACCACCCTCAATAAGTAAACCTGCAAACAATAATGGTTTTAATACATTTTGTATTACTTGTTCGCCATCATATAAATCTCTCGTACTTCTAATCAATTGTCTCTCTTTGACAAGATTATCTAATCCATTTCTTTCAACAACTTGAAACCAGTCACCATCCGATACTGCTCTCAAAGCAGATATAACAAATGCGTCACTCCCTTGTGTGACAGCTGTTGATAACTGAGAAAACTTTGTACTAGGTTTTCTCTGTCCTGTTTGGTCGGTAAATTTATATACTGCAATAGTAATCTTTGGTTGACCATCCAAATCAGGAATTGATTTCAGTTGTTCTAGTGTAGGCGTACCCTCAACATATGGCATACTGCCTTGAAATGTTTTAACATCCTTTGCCGTGTTGGCGCAACCTGTCACTATCAATCCCACTAAGACCACCTGCAAAAATTTTAGCATTAATCTCTCCTTGCGTCTTCTTTTCCATCGGCTCTACTAATTCTTTCTTCATCTTGTCTCAAATTTAATGCGTCTGAAATTTGTATGTCTAATTTAATCATATCGTTATTCATATTCTTAACTCTATTTTCCAAACTCATTATAATTCCATGCATTCCTGAAACTTGTCCTACAACAGAGTCTAAGATATATTTTATTACCAAAAATATAAAAAACCCCATAACAACAGCAGCTGCTACAGGTAAACCAAACTTGCCTAATATTGTTAGAAACATCTCCATTTAAAATTGAAAATCTCCTATCGGCACAGATATTGTAGTTACAGTACCATCATCAGCGGTTACTGTTAAAGTAATTACTTCAGTAGTTGCGTCTTTTACCCAATAGATACTTGCACCCTCAATCTCGGCAGTTCCACTTGTAGGACATGTTGTCGTACTACTATCGCAACTTGTTCCAAACATGTTATCTACTAACTGTTTAGATAAGTTGGCATAAATTCTGGATTCCACATTAGCAATAAATTTGTTTACTGTCTTATTTTTCTCATCTCTTTCAGCGGCTGCGGCTGCTGATTTAGCCTCATCTTCATTGGCTTTCTTTCTCTGTGACTGTAATTGGTCTACAGATAAGACATGTTGAGAATATCCATTACCACTAAAGACTGGATTGCTAAATTCATGGACTAACTCCGATGCTAGTATTAATGAATTCGATTGTAATAATGATAAGATTGACACTACTAACATCATTTTTAATGATGTTTTCATACTGGTATTTATACGAATCAGCTCTTGCTGTCGTCTTGTTTTGTCTTAGAATTTTCTCTGATAGTGAGAATTGTGTTCAGTTTAGTTCTTAATCTAATTAAGTCGTTATCTAGCATACGAATTCTGTCTATAAGACCTATTAGAACACCATTCATCTCACCTAATTTTACTTTAATTTGCGTTGTGATATAAACATATATGAAATATATAAACCAACCCATACCTATTGCAGCTAAGGTGGCAAATCCATATCTATTTAATATATCAACAATGTCCATTATTTTTTATTTACTTCCACCAATGTATCCACCAATGACACCAATTAGTCCTGTAACTGACATCTTCATTAATGTAATTACGCTTTCATCTACTGGTCTATTTTCTTCTAGTGCTA